CACCGAATCTCCTACCAACTGACCTACGGCCCCATTCCGGACCGCATGACTGTCGATCACGTCAAACGACGCGGCTGCACCATGCGCTCATGTGTCAATCCGGCTCACCTTCAGGTGGTTACCCAGCAGGTCAACAACGCTCGGGGCACTTCGCCGTCGGCCATCAATCGCCAGAAGACCCACTGCCTGCGGGGCCACGAATTCACGCCAGAGAACACGTACTACCACCCGAAGCGGAAGACCAGGAACTGTCGGGCCTGCTTGAAACTCCGCGCTTCTCGTTATGTCTACTGATCGAACATCCGCAGCAGCGCCGCGGCATGGTTGGTGAACGTACGGTCCTGCACGGCCTCGCAAGCCTTCGTGGCCAGCGCCTGCCGTTCGTCGTCGTGGGCCAGATACCAACGGATGGCCTCGCCCGCCTCGTCCGGGTCGGCGAAGGTGGGCAGCATGTCGAGCACCTCATCGCCCTCCGGCCGCGGATCGCGGACGAAGAACAGTTGCGACGCCGCCATCTCGATCTCGCGGGGACCCATCGCCCAGCCCTGCGACGACCCGACCTCGGTGGCCTCGCGGCGGTACAGGTTCAGCCCCGCCCGGGCCGAGCGGTAGATGTCGGCCGCCTTCGCGTTGTCCAGGCAGTGCGCCAGACGATGGGCGACCAGCGGGCGCAGGGGCGAGTCCTCGGCCAGGTTCGCCCAGTGGCCGGCCAGCAGCACGTCGAGGCCGGCGAGGTCCATCGCCTCGAAGAAGGCGATACGGCTGGCGTAGCCGGTGCCGACGAACGCCAGATCGCACTCGAGGTCCGGCAGTGGCGGACCGGGGTGGTGCACCGAGGGGCGGAATGCGTGCGGCAGATACAGCGCCGGGCCGACCTGCTGGAAGCGGGCCAGATGCGTCGGATCGTTGAGCAGGTTCAGGTCCGCGTACGGGGCGCGCGCCAGATCCCGGTCGAGTTCGTAGGGCTCCTCGGTGTGGATGAGCACCACCCGCGTGCCGTACGTGCGGGCGCGGACGTACACCTCGGGCGGCAGGAAGAAACCGGAGATGACGATCAGCAGGTCCGGGCGCACCTTATATAAGGCGGCGTTGAGGCCGTTGACCGCCAACTCGTGCGCCTGCTCGGAGGTCAGCGCCTTGCGGAACACGTCCGGGGTCAGGGTGGGCAGCAGCGCCTCGTCGTAGAAGCTCAGCCGCTCGTCGAGGTTGAACCCGACCACATGCGCGCCGAGCTCACCGAGCGCCTCCACCCAGCCGGCGTAGACGTCCTGCACCGAGAAGGCCGGCCCGGGCGCGGCGACGAGGATCCTCACGCGACCAGCACATCCAGCACGAACTGACAGCCCAGATAGGTGGGCGGGTTCTCACCGGCGCCGAAGGTGTAGGCGCCGTAACCGCGGACCTCGCGGACGCTCACCGACTCCCACGCCGCGTTGACGGCGGTATCGAGTACCGATAGCAGCGACGTGGCCGAACTGGTGGAGATCTCCGCGTCGAGCGCGTCCTGTGCGCCCGCCTCGTCGACCTTCTTGACCACGAACAGAACCATCAACCCGAGCGTCGCCGAGCGCTCGAACGTGTCCAGGGTCGCGGCCACCTCGGGCAGCGGCGACACCATCGCCGCCGGGCAGACCGGACTGGCCGGCATCTTCTCGTACATCTGGATGTCGGTGCGGGCCGCGGCCATCACCGCGGCCAGGCCGGTCCGGACGCCGACCATGCCCCAGGTCATCAGGCCACCAGGAACGGATGCCGCGCGTACGGGGCGATCCGCAACCAGCAGTTCGGGTTCTCCCGCGCGCGGATCACGCCGTACTGGCCGTAGCCGCCCACCCCGAACGGCGAGTCGGCCAACTTGAAGATCTCCTCGGCGAGGATCAGGCAGCCCTCACGCACACCCGAGGGCACCTCCGCCCAGCCCCACCGTGCGGTCACCTGGATCGGCGCCCGCTGCCACGAGGTGGGCCAGACCGAGTTGACCGCACAGATCCGGTTGTACGGCCAACCCGTCTCGCCGTCGACGATGCCGTTCAGCGGTCGCAGGTCATATGCGGCCGCCGCGATCGTCGACGCGTAGGTGCCGTCGGCGTTGGTATCCACCTTGACGACCAGATCGGTGGTGGTCCAGAAGTCGTCGGTGTCGACGTAGACGTCCGTGCACGGCTCGTATACCCGGGCGGTGGCGGTCAGGTCGGGGGCGAACGAACGCCCGCACGCCTTGTCCACCGCACGGGACGCCACCGTCAGCGCGTCGGCGAGCCGTGCGTCGTTGGTGGTGACCGTGGCGCCGACCCGCAGCTTCAGGTCGGCAACGGAGGCGTAGGTCGAGGGCGGATCGGCGGAGGTGGCGAACGTGCCCACGCTCACGTCGGTGACCGTGCCCGACACCGACCAGGTGTAGAACCAGGTGCCGGCGGCAATCGCCACCGTCGGCACCGACGCGGTGTAGATGCCAGTGGAGGCGCTCGTCACCGACGGGGTTGTGGTCGCGCCCGCCGGGTTGATGACCGTCAGAACTACGGTGGCGTTCGTGAGGACACCGGCTGAGTTGTAGACCTCGTGACGTAGGGCGACTGCGTCGCCGACGTTGTAAGCCAACGCTCGTCCTCCGTCCCTGTCGTTTCTGAATGGGCAGCGCTGGCGGTGACCAGGACCGGCAGCGCGCCGTAGAGCGACGTGGAGCCGACCGTCATCGTGGCGACGATGGTGGCGGTCAGCGCCAGACTCGACGCGATCGGCTTTGTGGACGCCGCGGCGACGGTGATGGTGGCGACGAACGGCGCGTTGACGTCGAACGTCTTCGGTGGTGAGCCGAGCGTGGCGTCGACCGTGATGGTGGCCGTGTTGGTCAGCGTCGCGCTGACCGGCTTGTCGGATGCCGCGGCCACAGTGATGGTGGCGGTCGTCGACCTCGTCGCGTCGATCGGTTTGGTGCTTGCCGCAGCGACCGTGATGGTGGCGGTGGTGGCGACCGCTGCGGCGATCGGCTTGGCCGAGTCGGCGGCCACGGTCCGCGACGCCGTCACCGTCAGCGAGGCGTCCACCGGCTTAGTGGAGGCCGCGGCCACGGTGACGGTTGCCGTGTTCGTCAGCGTCGCGTCTATGGGCTTGGTGGACGCGGCAGCTGGGGTGATCGTGGCCGTTGCGGTCAGGGTGGCCGCGACCGGCTTGTCCGACGCTGCCGCAGCCGTGATGGTCGCGGTGCCGGTCAGCGTCGCGTCGACCGGCTTCGTGGAGACAGCCGCGGCGCCGATCGTGGCTGTTGCGGTGAGGGTGGCATCGACAGGCTTCGTCGACACCGCTGCCGGGGTGATGGTCGCGGTGCCGGTCAGGGTGGCCGCTACCGGCTTGTCGCTGGCGGCGTCCGCCGTGATCGTGGCGACCAGGGCGAGGGTGGCGTCGGCCAACTGCTCCACTGCCGACGCCACGCCGGCGTCACGGGACGCTACAGCCAGCACCAGCCAGTAGATGAGGTGCGGCGGCGGGATCGGGTTGTACTGCGGCGGCGGCTCAACGTCCTTGAAGCTGGCTACCTGCGCGCCCCAGTTGTCGGCGGCGGTGCTGGTGAACGCGCCCGTCGCCGATGCCGCCGTGGTCTGGATCTGGTGTTCCATCGCCACGTTGACCGACGGGGCGACGCTGAGCGTGAAGCCGGTGCCGGCGCCCAGCGTTCCGGTCCCGATCGCGGCACACGCGACGACTAGTTCGCCGTCGCGCGTCGGCACCACGGCGCCGGCACTCGGCGCGTTGCTGCTGCCGGTACCCGAGTTCGTCTGGTCGAGCGGGTCGGTCCAGAAACTGCCATTCGACGACAGCGCCTCACGGACACCGATACGCCGGAACGTCGTGGCGGCCGAGAAGTTGGCGGTGACCACGGTGGCCCCGGCCTGCACCCCGAACGCGTACCAGAGCTGTGTCGAATACTGCTGCGTGGCGTTACGGGTCTTCGCCCGGGCCGGGAACCAGGTGTTCTTCCCGTCGGTGACGCTGCTGACGTTGAACGTGTTATCCGTGTCCACCCAGCCCACGTGGGCGAAAAGCATCCGCCCAGCGGTGGCGGTCACCGATGATGCGGCAAGCGATGCCCCGGAGGCGTCATTGGTACCAGACCCGGTGATCGCAGACAGAGATAGCGTCACCGGCCTACCCCTGCCCGGCTAGTTGAGGATCATGACTCGAACGTCGTCCACCACGACCGCGTTTGACGGGCTCGAGGCGCTGTAGGCGGCGGACACGCCGATCGCCCGCTCGATGGTGGTGTCGATCGCCACCGTCCGCAGGGCGGCGGTGATCGGGATCGGCACCTCGGCGGCGAACGTGGTCAGGGCGGTGCCGAGCATGAACCAGCCCTGGCCCAGCACCGCACCGGACACGCCGGCGGTGGTGCAGAAGCCCTTCCACTCCATCTTCCACGGCCACAACGTCGCGGTACCGCAGGTGAGGGCGGTGGAGATGGCCAGGTCGATCGTCATGGACAGCGCACGGGTGCCGATCCAGAAACCCATGCTCAGGGTGGGGGTGGCCGTCGTCGAGAAGTTCCCGAACGCCGACACTTCCAGCTTGCTGCCGGCGCGCAGCTTCCCGGCCGGCATGACAGGCACGTTGCCGGCGGTGGTGACGTTCTGCTTTGTCGTGAACGAGGCGAACGATGCGGACGCCGCGATGGGGAACGGGGGAACCGGCTCGCACAGGTAGACATCCACCAGGACCCCCCTATGCCGCGATCGGCGTCAGTGCGACGGTGAGGCTGGAGATCGACAGCGTGTCACCCGTGTTGACGGTCTTCGCCAGCGTCAGCGTCGCCGAGTAGTAGAAGGTGCCCGCAGACGACGCACCCCACGTCGACACGTGCGCCACGACCTCGCCGTTGGTGCCGGCCCAGTTCGTCCACGACGGCAACGTCGCGATCGCCGACTGGCTACCGGCCGATGCGGCGCCGAAGTTCAGCGCCGGCCGGGTCGTAACGCTCGACACGTTCGACGTGCCCGACGCGCCCGGGTCGCCGGCGTTCGTGTGCAACTGGATGAACATCGTCGTGATGCCGGTGAACGTGGCCGCCGACGTGCCGCGCAGCGTGTTCAGCCAGGCGTTCGCGGTGTTGACCGCACTCAGTCCGACAGCCATGTCAGTAGTCCGTTTCCCTGGTCAGATGGGCGAGGAGTTCAGCCCCGCGGAGGTCCTCAGCGCCTTCGGTCACCTCGGCGCAGGTCCCCGCTGGGCAGCCCGCCTCACGGCAACAATCCATATGGCGGTCCTGCGAACTGGTGTCGTACAACTCGGCAATTAGCCGCGCCCGCTCCGCCGCCGGCGCCTGCTCCAGCACCCGGGCGACAATCTCCTCGGACGGCGGTCCGTAGGCGTCGGCCGTACCACCGGCCAACACGTGGCGGGGATGGTCGTCGACGCCACCACACAGGTCACAGACCCGCAGCGTCCGGCCCTCGCCGATGCTGGCGGGCTTAGCCTTCGCCATGGTCTCTCCTGCCTCTTCGTCGTCCATCACGTCGCCTTCCCTGCCGTCTGTCCGTCGTGCAGGTGCCAACGCCACGTCTTCTCAGCCAGATGCGCGATGTCGGCGCCGCGGCCGGACATGGCCAGCCACAGGCCCCAGTCCTCGCACGGGTCGCCGAACTCGTCAGGGTGCGGCTGGAACCCGCCGGCGGCACGCACGGCCTCGGTCCGGCAGACGGTCGTCACCGGGATGAAGTTGCGTTGCTGGAGGAGTGCCGCGTCGAAAGGGTGGGCGAACAGGTCCACCGGATCCACGCCACCGACCACGTCATAGCCCGGGTACACCACATCGGCGCCGCGGGCGTCGGCATACCAGACGCAGCGGTCGAGATGGTGAGGGTAGAGCTCGTCGTCGTCGTCGAGGAACGCCACCAGCGGCGTGCTCACCTGCTTGAGCGCACGGTTGCGGGTCGCCGCCGCGCCCTCGCCGGTCATGTCCGGCGCAATGATGACGCAGTGCGCCCGCAGGGTCTGCGCCTCCACCGACGCCATGGCCCGGGCGAGCAGATCGGTGCGTGACGGGATGGTCGGGATGACCACCGTCACCGGGCTCACGCCGGCTGCCTGCTGAAGAACAGCGCGCGGTTCACACCCTCCGCCAGGGACACCCGCGGTTCGTAGAACTCCAACATCTGGTCCGGGTTGCCCACCCGCACCGCCGCCCCCGACGGCTTGTCGGCCTGCGGCGCGAACGTCGGCGAGTAGCCGGCCTGCACGCACACCATCTCCGCGAGCTCCCGCAGCGTCGTCGACATGCCCGTGCACAGATCCACCGGACCATCGACACCCGCCTCGACCATTGCCAGCGCACCCATGACCACGTCATCGACGTGAATCCAGTCGCGGACCTGGTTGCCGTCGCCCCAGATCGTGAACGGATCCTCACGGCGCTTCGCCCGGGCCACGAACGCGCCGAACGGGAAAAGGTCTGACTGATCCTCGCCGTACCCCGAGTAGGGCCGGACCACCGTCACCGGCAGCCCCGCGCGGCGCGCCTGGCCGGCCATCCGCTCACCGGTCAGCTTCAGCAGCCCGTAGTCGTCCGGCTCGGCATCGGCCGCGGCACACGAGGACAGGTAGAGCACCCGGCCCTGACCGGTGCGGACCGCCCAGTCGAACATGGCCGCGTCGAGGTGCTGGTTGTAGATCGTGCTGGCCGGGTTGCCGTCGATCGCGGCCCGGTGTGGAGAGCGGGCGGCGGCGTGAACTACCAGGTCGTGCTGATATAGCGAGCCGTGGCCATAGCGGAACAGTTCGAGAGCATCGCCGCCCGTCACCACGTCGTAGATGGCGAGCTTGTAGCCACGCAACTGGAGTTCGGTTACAAAGTGCCGACCAATGAAACCGTCGGCACCCGTCACCAGGGCCCTCACAGCTTCATCCCCAGAATCAGCTGGAACTGGCCCACCTGGTCATGACGGAGGATCCGGAACCCGCCACCCTCGATCAGCGCCCGGTAGCCCTCGACGTCGAAGCACCATGCGTGGCACTCGTCGTGACCCTCCGGGCCCTCGTTCCAGGGCGACGACGCGACGATGAACCGGGAGTGCTCAGCGATCCACCGAACCTCGTCATGCGGCGCCGAGACGTGCTCGAGCACCTCGGTAACCACCGTGACGTCACCCAACTCGACCTCGCCGCGGTCAGCGCCGAAGACGTCCAGCGGGTAGGCGGTCACGCCACGCTCCAGCCAGCCGGCGATGTTCGCCGGGGCGAAGTCGTAGCCCCACGCCTTGACCGCCATCGGCTCCAGCAGCGACAGCAGGCCGCCGTCACCGCAGCCCAGATCCGACACCGTTGTCGCACCCAGGTTCACCGCGATGTTCACCAGCCGGGCCGCGTGCAGCAGCCGCGGACGGTGCGCCGGCTGCTCCAGGTGCGCGGCCCGCTCGCGGTGCTCATGGAAGGCGAACGTCGACACCTCGGCCACGTCGCCGTCGAAGAGTTTGTGTTCCATCAGCGGCACCCGATGATGGCGAAGTTGTAGTGGTTCGGGCTCAGCGCGCGGAAGTCGAGTTCCATCGAGTCGATGACGTCCCAGCCGGCGGCGGTCAGCATCTCCTCAAGGTCAGTCATGCTCCAAGCCCAGTAATGCTCCAGATTGGTGTCGCCCCATGCGTCGATCGGCGTCGACAGCAGCAGCGCGGCCGACTTGGCCCGGATCTGCTTCAGCACCGCGTCCGGGTCGTCGAGGTGCTCCAACGTCTCACAGCACACGTACAGGTCCACGTCGGGGATCTGCTCCAACGTCTCCTCGAGCGGGCCGGTGAACTGGTAGCCCGGGGCGAAGTCGCCGAAGATGCGACGTGCCACCGGCAGGCCGCGCAGGATCGCACCCGACCCGCAGGAAAGGTCCGCGCCCAGACCCATGGCGCCGAACACCTCGGCGCCGAACTTCACCGTCGTGTCCACCCGCATGATGTGGTCGGCCCACTGGTGGTGGTTGTGCGGCACCGCGTAGATGCGGGCCAACTCCTTCGGCGTGTGTGCCGGCCGCAACCGCTGGCGAGTCATACCGGCCTCGGCGAACCGCGCAACATCCGCACCCGCACCGCCGCGCCGGGAAGCTCACGCATCTGCAGGTGGGCGAACGTGGTCGCGTCCCGGTCGTACATCTCCGGTGCGTTGACCCGCTTGTGGCCCTCGTCCCAGTCCGCCTTGCCGGCGACCGGGTGCATGTGCTCGACGATGACGTCGGGCAGGTAGCGCAGGCAACCGGCGCGCCGGCCGAGCTCCCGCCACCAGTTGTCGGCGTACATGTGGACCAGGTCCGGCGGGGCCATGTAGCCAAGAGCGCGGATGATGTCCGACGTCATCGCCACCTGGGTCGGCAGCGCCTCACCCTGCAGCAGGTCGTTGCCGTAGACGATGCCGGTGCCCATCTCGCGCAGAGCGTCGAGGTAAGCCTGGTCCCAGCCGACCGTACGGGGGCGGTGGTCGTCGCCACAGAAGCCGATCGCGAACGGCGGGTTGTCGTCCGTCGCTCGGTACATGGCGCTGAAGTTGAGCGCCTTCACCATCGTGGATGGCGCAGCGACGAAGTCGAGCGCCGTGGGCTGATGAACGCCGAGAGCATCGAAGAGAT